GTCAACGCGAGATTAAGTGCATCCTCGGTTAACCTTGATTGCTCAAGCAACCAGGCCTTAGAGCCTATTTCAAAATCGGGGATATCACTCAGCGTATTACCCCACCACCCCCTGCGGTTTGCGTTATTCGAAACTTCTGACGCCGCGGCTCTACGCTCACAAAATACAGTCATTAGAATTGCAGTATCGAATGACGACGTGCCCGAAACATCGCCCGCGTCGTTAAACGATATGTCATATCTCCCTAGACTATTTTTTGCAATTGCAAAATCAAAACCGTCAGCCATGTGGTACTCCTATGTCGATTTTGTCGTAGATGAGCCTGATGTAATCGTACCGGTTTTTCCGTCAACTAGTACTGAATCACCTACACGTGCAACCGCTGCGCCCCCTTCGCCTAGATTGATACTATCAGAAATCATGTTAATTTTACCATCGACGCGCAAAGTTATATCGCCTTTAATTTTCAAAGTAACGCCTGAGCCAATATCAATCGTCGCACCTTTGCCTACGTCTAACGTAATTTCATCGCCTATAGTAACACTTAATTTGCTAGCTATTTTTGATTTAACCGAGCCTTTTATATCGTCTATTGCGTCATGCGCTACCCTACGTTCAAGGTCGCCATTAGATCTGTTAAATTGAATTGTTTTAGTTAGCAGGTTACCGAAATACGTTTCACCTTCAACTAAATCTGTGGGCCTGAGCTCTGGCGTTGTTGCAATGCAAGTTTGATTTTCTTCGTGGCCTTGAATATTAAAAGTTACCGCGAGCGAGTCAATAGGCGCAACGCCCCCAAAACCATAGGGCCATAATACAGAACACGCGACAGGTCTGTTTAGATAAAAAATCTGTGCGAGAGGAAAGGCCGTGCTATCTTTAATAATACCTGTGATCGCAGAGTATTTTATCATGTTAGTCGTCGTAGGGATCATTCACCAGTCCTCGCGTTCGCACGTACAGGGTCAAAAATTAACTTAGGCGCAACAATATTTGATTTTTGATCGGCTTTGTCAATCTCGATTTTGATTTGATAGGTATCTTTTTCAACTAATCCTAGCGTTGTTGTCGTTCCACTCTGATCATCTAACTCGAAAGTCACGCTATTGATAAGCATTTCAGACTCAAGATTTGCAAAGGTATCCCGTACAATCACAATCGTGTTTACTTCCCACAAGGGCGAATTTGCATTGAACCTGACACCTTGCATACGTGGAGAATAAGTTATCGCCTTAGCGCGCATGTAGTTGGCCTCCCATTTTGCGCGACTGAGTAAATCCTCAGGAGGCATAGAACGCTCCGCAACTCTATTACAAACGCGCGATGTTCTAACAGAGGCATCAATTGCGTTACTCTGAGCAGTTACTATTTTTTTTGATCTACGCCCGCCACGTGCGCTGGCTTGGAGACCTTGTTGGTCTACGCTGTTTGCCTTGTCAGCGTCAAACTGAAGGCCAAGGGCTGTTGGGTTTAGCTGTGACCAAAACGTGTATGAGTTAAAACGTTTGCTGTTGTCATAGGTGAAACTTGCACCTAACACATTATTACCTGAATTGTTAGACTCGTTTATCACTGATTGGTTAACGTTTTTACCAGAAGATCTTGTCAAAATTAAGGTACCGCTTGCATCAGTTGTTAGGAGGACTTGGCGTTTGCGTGCATAGCCCTCTATGAATTTAAAAACAGTATCACCAACTTTAGGCGCGACAAGGTCGCCTTCTTGAAATGGTGCTAAGCCTTGTACTGTGTTAACAACATTTATGCCAGTAATTTTTAAAAGTGATAAGGTATTTTGAATCACAGACTCAAGCGAAATTGGCGGCTTGAAACTGATATTCCCTCCGACTGTACTGTCTACGATATCGCTTGTTTTATCGCGCCCGGACACTGTCAACTCATGCGAATTGTGGTCATAGCTACCTTGGATTTTATCAATGAAACCTGTGATAACTAAGACCCCGTCAATCGCGACAGTACAAGGATCACCAACTTTAAAAGGGAAAGTGAATCCTGTCGGATCGACAGCTGTAAAAGAAAAGGCGCCGCACAATGCGTCCATCGATTTTGTAATCGATATTTTTTTGTAACTTTGGTAGGGTATACCTTTAACTGCTAAGGTGAAAATGCTCATTGCGTTAAAATCTCAACTTCACCTTTTACAAAACTCACGTCCTGGATATTGTTTAGGTCTATCAGCTCGTCGACTAGATCTAGGTTACCATAGTACTGATACGTCAAAACAGAAATGGGTAAGGTGTTCGTTTCAATCGTATTTATTTTATAAGCTGCAATTTCTGCTTGCCTAAAAAAGTTTGCCATTTTTGTTTTTAAATCAGTAAGCGCATTTGCTGAAGAATCGTCGAGATAGTCATTCTCAATGATTTTTAGGTACTGTGCGTCTAAGTCCGCAGCTAATTCTTGGATTTGATCTTCACGATCAAAATTTACAAGTGAGGCGTTTCTGTAGCTAAGGCTAAGCGCTGTTACCTGAACGAGCGCATTAATCAGCCCGCGGTTTTTGTTACGCTCTATGCGCACGTCAGTTGTTGGCAGAACATTTTGATCGTTGTCGCCATACGAGAAAAATGTTCTGTATAGGGCGAGGGCTTCACTTGGCGCAATTGTTGTATCATCAATTTTTTGGAAAAGATCTGTAGTGTTCGCGCCGAGGGCGTCGCCGCTAACTGCGTTTAACGCGGTATCCTCTTTATATACGCGCAACGCATTCCTAAAGGTTGACGACGTAGATTGATCGGCGTCAAAACGTTGGGCTGCATTAGTAAAAAGCGTTGATACACCCATTACTTTTTTAACGCCATCAGAAATATTACTAGGCGCATCTGTATTAACACCATACCGCAATGAAATTAGCGTAGAGATAGCAGCTATCGCTAATTCAACAGCTGTAAAAATTTCAGATAGGGTATCACTTAAAGTGAAAGGTGAAATATTACGGGTGCTTTCTGAAAATACGATATTGAAAGTCGCGATATTCAGTTCGTTTTCTGATTCTGTCAGCGTATAAGTTTTCGCGACAACATTTAACAGCCCATCGAAAGGGTGTATCAAAATGCCAATCCCCGGCTTATCAAGCGCTGCAATTAATGCGAGTTTTTTAATATCGTACTCAAAAGGAAATTGACCTGTTATTGTTGCGCTTATGTTGTATGTTCGGTTTAAGCGCCCTAAGTCCTCGTCTGTCCTGTTGTTAGAATTTGGGAATTCATGCGTTACAATTTTACGCCCTGCGTCAAACGATGTGCTATTAACCAAAAAAGGTATCCCTCTAAAACTTGCAGGTAATAAAGTGAGTAACGTTTTCATTAATACGCGCCCTCAAAAATAGGCGACATATTCTGCCCTAGGTCAAATCCCATTATACCTTTCGATTTTAGGTGCATACTTTTAATTGTGCCCGCCTTATCATCGACTTTAATATGCAGCTCGGCTTTTGATTGTTGCTGCGCTTGCGGTGCGCCAAGTTGACGCCCCGGGAATGTTGGGCTTACAGGACTTGAAAAAACATTTTCTATTCTATGAACACCGCCCATCACCGCACCACTGACAGCGCCCGTAGCCTTAGCGCCTAGGGAGTACAACTTGTGCATTGAGTCAACAACCGTTTTATAAGCGGATCTTATTCTATCAGCCATTCTACCGAAGGCTTCTTCGATAGATTGTATAGGGTGCATTATGAATTGTGCGGTTGCTTTTACTGCGTCGACAATCGCTTGTAGGTGCCTTCTAATTCTAGCGCCTTCACGCGTGCTGCTTGTTGCGAGTTTGTAGAAACCCCAAGCCAATAAGCTAAGTGCACCTATCAGCCATCCTATTGGCCCAGACATCACAAGTGCTGCCGCCCTTATTGCGATAAACGCTTTTTTTAGCATTGATATTGTTGTGATTACCGTCGTAATACCTTTGATAATTAATGACATGCCATACAGTATTGGGCCTATAACTACTAAGAATTTTGCGAGTGTTGCGAGCGTACTAATTAAAGTTTTGTGTCTAGCAATGAAACCAGGCATGTCATCATAAACTCTTTTTAGCATCTCAGAATATCGCAATAGGTTGTCGGTGACTTTGTACTGTTCGTCTAGTTGTGCCCCGAATGCCCCCGCTGTCAACTCGAGATTCTCTTTAAGTTTATTTGTCGCGCCAAGCATTGTATGTAAGTGTAAATAAATTTGATTGAAGAAAATGCCGTTTTTATTTGTCATCGATTTTAGAGCGTTGCGGTACATATCAAAAGTAATCAACCCTTGGGAAGCATAGCGCGCAACATCCTGAGTTGTGACGCCTAGACCTTTTGACATTTGTTTTAACAAATCGATTTGATTAATACCCGCCATGCGGAAGTCGATAAAATACGCGTGGCCAATCATTTTCACACGTGTGTACATTGACGCGACGTCTGAAATTCTACGACCCGTGCCAGCTGCGATATCCCCAAGCATTTTTAGGTCTTCTTTGACTTGTGACGCTGGGACACCTGCGGTGATAAGCTGGGAGCCCGCAGTCATCACATCACTAGCGGTGAACACTCCGCGTGATGCAAAATCTTTCAGCATCACC